GACTCCGGTTCCTGACGTGCCACTCGTAGTCGTGACTGAAACGTTCCAGTTTCCGACAGCTGTCCCCGTGAAGTCCGCCTGAACCTGCGTAGCGCTGTTCACGATGACGTTCGAAACAGTAATGCCTCCGCTAACGTTCACCGTGACTGCGCCAGGGGCATCAAAGTTCGTCCCGTTGATATATACGACACGCCTAATGCCAAGAAAGCCCTGAGGAGCAGCCTCTGCCCAGCCAACAATGCTCGTAATGGTCGGCGCACCAGCAACGACTGTCAGCGTGACGCCTGCACTAGCTCCCACACCGTTGTTCACAGTGAGCGTGCGTGCGCCTAGTGCAGCACTAGCATCTGCTGTGATGTTTAGCGCAATAAGGGTGTCGGCACCATTCCATGCCGCGAATGGGGCGGTGACACCAGCACCAGACACGGTACCGTTGCTCCCGTTGAAGAGGTTCGAGCCGAAGACATGAGTGTATTGCGCACCGGCACCGCGAACAACAACGGCGTCATTCACCGCACCCGTAGTCGTATTGTCTACCTGCGTGATCGTCGGCAGTGGGTCCGCAAACGTGCTAAAATACGCGGTGCCGTAGAACGTGTGAATCCAGTAGCCACCCGACTGCGTGATCGATCCACCCGTGGCACGTTGAACAGGGCTGGCATAGCGGATGATGATGATCCCAGGCCAGCCATTAGACGGTCCCCATCCACCGGCTGAACCTCCACCACCACCCCCGTAGCACTGAGGCGCAGTCGCACCACTGTCGTTACCAGCGCCGTTCGCACCAGCAGGACCACCAATACCGCCTGGGCCACCGTCAACTTTTCCGCCACCACCACCAGCGGCGTACCATATCGACGAGCCGTTAATCGCGGACCCAATACCCGTACCGCCGTTCGCCGCGACGGTCGAACCTCCGCCAGCACCGCCACCTCCGCCGCCAAAAATGTTGCCAGCACCTCCGCCTGAGTACCCGTAACCGGCTGTTCCAGCACCGCCGCCGCCGTCAGGCGACGAACCGCCACCTCCAGAGCCACCGGGACCACCCGTGCGTTGTGACTGATCTGAACCGCCACCGGCTCCACCGCCGCCGCCGGGCACCCAATTCGTAAAGTAATAGATGGCGCTGTCACCACCCTTGCCACCAGCTGCGCCAACCGCGCAGTAGTAGTCGAACGACGGATTAGCTGTCGCCGTACCGGACTGGTAGCCTCCGCCTCCGCCGCCACCTCCGGCGCGACCGTTATTGGTGCAGTTGCCTCCGCCACCGCCACCAGCAACGACGAGGTATTCACAGGTGAGAGGCATTACGGAGTAATCTCCACGATGAGAGAAACATTCAGATTAGTCGGTGAGCCGACCGTCGACGTGATATTTATCAACATCTCGTCTTCGTTGGTGATTGGAATGTTCACCGCGGTCGTAGTTCGAGTTGGAGTGATCGTATATGTCCCTGACGCCACGTCCGTGCGATAGAGGGTAAAGCCGACGCTCGTACCGGTGTGGATACGTCCACGAATTCCAACAATCCGGGCGGTCTGCGTACCGGTCAGCGGAATGTACGGTCCAGGAATGAACGTGTTGTTCAGGGAGGTAAGATCGCCAACCAACGACCACGTGAAAGACGTTCGGAAGGTCGTCGAGGCGACAGGAGAAGAAAGCACCGTGCCTGTCATCAACATTCCCGCGCCCAGGGTGATTTCCTGTACTGCACCTGCGCCTGAGTCTCCTCGGCCAAAGAGACGAGAAGCGGCCGTTAGTGCGAGAGCGTCTGCTCCTCCAGGCTCGTGGGTCGCGTGATGAGGGCCAGGGGTTGCAACGACAGGAGAGAACGTTCCATCCGCACGAAGGTAGTTAACCGTGCCTCCTGGATAGCCGCCGGTATACCGTAGCACGTCCACAGAAAGCTTCGTGTTGGGAATCGTCCCGGAGATGTTCGCGGGGTTGATCGGAGTTGTGTTCAACGATCCGAACGTTGCAGAAGGTGCGGTGATCGAGGAGACTGCCATCGCGCCCGTAATCTGGTCTCCTCCTCCAACCTCATGTGCAGTTGCGTGCACCCGAGGAGGTCCATCGATTGACGTCGTCAGAACGATCATCTCACCCTGAGTCGCGTGGGCACGTGTGACGATGCCTACTCTCTGGGCATAGTTCGGTGCCACAGGAATCGTCGTCGTCATATTCCCGGCGGTCGTGGGAGAGACAAAGAGACGATCGCCCTCGCTAAACGCCGAAGTGTTCAGCAGCTGCAGAGTGCCGCCAAGAAGCACACGGATGAAGGCGTTTGCATTTCCATTGTCCATCGCAATGCCGACACAAGGCAGCGTAGAGAGACTGTCCGCGCGAGCAAGGCTGGCAAGAGGATTTGCGCCGTTCGCACCCGAGATGTAGATTGCCTGACCTCGCGTGACCGAAACTCCCGAAACCTTCGCAACTAGCACGTTGTCTGAGGCAAGCCGAACAGCCTTCGATGCACCGTCTACAATCTCAACCTGGGTATACCCGTTCACGTCAATCGAGTAGAGACGTGCGGTATTCACCAAGGGATCTGGAGGAATCACGCCTTCAGGCAGATCCAGCCAGGGCGCTGCAAGACCCGTGGTCGAAGAGACAATCCCCGAGGCGGAGATCGAAGAGGATCCTGCAATCGCTCCTGCCACGTTCACGTCGCTGAGGAAGTTCGCAGCGTTCTGCACGGAAAGTGAGAAAGCGTTCAACGGAACGAAGGTCGTGACTTCCGTCGAAGAGGCAGACAAACGCAGTTCCGCCGCAGCTGAGAAGCCTAAGACGCTCGACGCCACGAGATACATGCCCGTGTTCGGCGCCGAGGCGAAGCTATACGCAGGATTGAGGGCAGTTCCGTCCAGACCGAGAAACTCATCGCTGAAGGTAAGATTCCCCGTGAAGGAGATGTCCCCGTCCACAACCAGATCAGTGTTGATCGTCAACGCGAGAGGCGTGGCACTGATCTGGGTGTACCCGCCGAAGTCCAGGATGTACCCTGGCGATAGCTTCATGCGGATGGTGTTGTAATCCCAACGAAGAATCCCGCCGGCTGAGAAGCCTTCATTGTTTGCGCCTACACGGAATTGCCCCGTGTCATTGTCGAGAGCGTAGGTGTAAGCGGGGAAGACGGCAGTACCGTCCGGACTCTCGCGGTATGCAATTGCATTCCCGTCATAATTCCAGTTGAACGAGGGATCTTCCGCGCGATCCGCACTCGCCCAACGAAACGTCCCATCCGTGGCAATCCACAGGTACCAATCCTGCATAGCCGTGTCCCGGAATACATGGGCAGAGGGCGTGATTCCGCCTCTCTCACCGTGAAAACCGGTCGACCCGAACCGCGGTCGCTGTGTCTGTGTCATCGGAAGTCCTTAGCGTCTGTGTGCTTCGCCCACGAAAAGGGGGAGAGTGTCCTGCTCTCCCCCGTATTGCGCTAGCCGCCTGAAGATCCGTACACGCCGCGCCATTCGGTGAAACCCTTGGCGTAGCGCGAGTAGATCTTATACAGTGCGTCTCCCGTGAGGAAGTCGTCGGCCTCGCCCGTCTCCGGCTTGACGCGCCAGAAGAAGTTGAGGTCGTGCTCGTCGCTCAGGACGAACCACGAATCGCTGTCCGTGAGATACCGCGACAGCAAGTAGTCCATCTTGCCGTCCGACCGCAGAACGTTGATTTCGTTGTTCGCCGTGTACGGCTTGTATTCCGACTCCAGGATTTCCTTCGCTGCCCATTCGAAGGAGGGGTCGATGATCAGGAGTGAAGGCGACATTACAACCGGACGCCCTCGCTCGTCGACCATCGTCTTGAAGTGGTCCAAAGCCGCCTGATACGCCGTGGCGGAGAAATCGACATCGACCGTCGGCTTGTTCGCCATCACTGCTCCGCCGTCCAAGCGGGTATGCGCAATGTGGAGAAGAGGCAGACCGTCCGAGCCGGTGAATGCGGGATTGAAGCCGTTGTTCAGGATGCTCCAGGCATCGACTTCAATCTTGTAAGACGCGGCGCGACCTAGCTCGCTCGCCATCTTATCCATGATGTGGTAGAGATCGTCATCCCACATCTCGCGGGTGATTCGGAAGCCCAGACCGTAGGACGAGGGCGTGTAGCGAACGCCTGCTCCCATGATCGGGACATCGAAGCTGATGGGGTCGCCTTCGGGCTTCGGAACCATCGAGCCCAACCCGGCAACCTTCGTGTCTTCTTCGTAAGCCTTCTTCATGTCGTGGGTCTTCATGACACCGACCCACTGATTCGGCTGACGATTCAGCGTGTTGAACAACACACGCCAGAGGCCCTCTGCGAGTAGGGCGGAAAATCCGCCTGTAGAGACTCTTGACATGTTATGCCACCGCCGTTATGCTGCAGTACGGCGCAGCGAAGGAGAAGACGACCGGAGTGAGCGTGTCGCCCCAGGCGGGAGTCTTGGCGTCCATCGCCTGCTCCCAGACTTCCCAGATGGTAACGCGTTTCGCTGTGGTATCGCTCTTATTCACGAACCACTTGCCGCTGGCAGCGTTTTTCGCGATGCCATATGAGAGACCTCGATCGAGGGTGCTTGAGACGCCTGCGCCCTCAGCAGCTGCCGTATCGAGATATCCGAGAAAGAGAGTCGCCGGGTGGGCCAGGATGATATCCTGACGAGCCACGCCCGACGCCTTGTTCTGTCCGTCCTTAGTCGCAAGGCCCGTAATCATTACCGGATTTGCGCCACACTCTGCAATGAAACCTGCCACGAAAACAACGGGAGCACCTTGCTTGAAAACTTGATTGGTGCCCTCGGGCAGTTCGATTGAAGGGAGGCCAGGTCCCGAAAGATTACGAACGGCGCGAAATGGGATTCGAGTCCACGTATTCGCCACTGTTCATTCCTTTCAGCGGTTGCCGTCGAATCCGGGCTGATCGGACGTCGAAAATACGTGCGACTCTCGAATTTGAGAGTCTCGGTATCCCGCACGCCGAAGAGCCTTCTTCGCCTGCTCATCCGCCTGTCTTACCATTGTGTCGATTGACACGTTTTGCCTTTCGGCAGCCTGGCGTCTGGGTTTTTCAACCCTTTCTTCGTACACGTCCCTCGGGATCTTCATCAGGATGAGGTCCCCCCGCTTGCGGATTGTTCCTCCGGCCGGGTTCTCGACTGCTTGACCGGCAGGCAGCAAGTTCGGAAGTTCGTCTTTTCCGTCCTTGTCAACCTCCCAGCCAACGTTCATCTTCTGGAGCATTGCGCGGTCGCGCTCGTTGCACCAGCGATAGCGGTAGTTCGGGTCAGGATCCCTGACAACGAACTGATCGTACACCTGCGGTCTATCGGTCATAAATACTCCGTGGTCTGTTCGTGGGGTTGGTCCGTGCCGACGACGGCAGGCTCAAGTTGTTCAGCTGCTCTTGCGTGTAGCCCTGGGCTTCAAGGTGACCGAGATACTCGTCGACGGTCATCGAGTAGCGCTCCGCAAGCGCAATTACTTTTGGCGTGGCCTTCAGTGTAGACTTAACCACAGCCGGAGGAGCAGCCGTGCTCCGGGGAGTCGGCTTCGCAACCGGCGAAGGAACAGACTTCGGAGTTGCCTTCGCAACAGGCGCTTTCGCTGGAGGGGCGACAGGTGCTGCCGGCGCTTCCTCTTCCTCAGAAACTGCAGGAACTTCAGCATCGGGCGGCTCCTCGACTACTCCAGGAGGAGGAATCGTTCCGAAGATAACCTTCTGCACTTCCGGATCGTCCATACGGACGTTCTGATAGATGAACTTGTGCACGCCTTGCTGCGCACGCTGATCGGGAGTCATGGTCTTCTTGACGTTCGCGATCTTCTCTTTATACTTGTCGTAGTCCGGGACGGTCTTCGAGAAATTGTCCTCGTCGATCCTCTCGAACTGCGCAAACGTGAAGGTGTTCATGGGATCAGTCCGAGCCTTAGCAGCAGCCGACAAAGTCTCAGCAGGATTACGAGCCGGAGGTGGTTGCCCATGACCCTCAGCTTCTCGCTTAGACGCTGCCGACGCTTCTGCAAATTCAAAGACTTCCTCCGCCTTCAACCCAGCGAACGGTCCACTTCTCACGATCCC